TATTTTATTTTTCTGCTGTCAAACCTTCGCGGTTGTTCAGCCAGAGAGTTATAAAATGGGCTCCTGAATTTTCGGTTGAAAACTCAATTGCCCAAACACAACTGTCAGAATCGGGTACATCATCTGGCTTGATTAGCCGAACTTTTTCAATTGGCTGCTCGTGATAGCGGATGATTTCTGTACTCATATTTTACCCTGCTGCTAATCCGACGAACGGACTAAGTGTCGATGATGCATCAGATAGCGTTATCGCACTTCTCACCCATGGTTGTCCATCGACTCGACTTACAAAACGCCATGTTCCCTGATTATTCAAGAAAGCGACATGTTCACTGAAGGCTATCTCGATTTGTTGTCGATCACCAACAACGTAATGTTGTAAGTCCATCAGAAGCACGTCGCCGAGTGTGTTAAGTGCAGGTAACTTTTCAGTCACTGCAACCGGAATACCGAATAGGACCATTTGAGGTCGATCTCTGGCATTGTCGATAAAAATGATATTCCCTTCGGCATCATTCATCTGAAAAAGTTTTACCAGTACCGTGGGATGAATTGCCCATACAGTATGCATGGGATCCCAACCCGGTAAAAGACGGCCAATCATCCCGGCCGCATCTTCTAAATCGAATGCATTAGCAGCCGATCTTGTGACGGATATTAAGGCCCCGGCGTTAAGTGCTCCCTGTGGCTTACCTACGCCATTCCCGCGCAAAAAGGCATAGTCTTCGTGCCATCCGATAGCACGGCCAAATAAGGACATTAAAAGAGACTCAAGTCCTACGGCGTTATCTGCGAGTAGTGCGTTTGATATCTTTGAATAGCCACTTAATTCATGGGCTACCAATTCGATCTGTTTGAAACTTGGCTCAGTTTCTGTAATTGTCGCTGCTTCCTCTGTCCATCTTGCAACGAGTCCACCAAACATTGCTGTATCGCCTGCAGATTGTGCAGTTGTTACGTCGAGCGTTGGAATGTGTACCGATCTTGATGACATTGGAATTGTCGTTGCACGTGGTCGGACTACTGCGTTTTCGCTTGCAAGTTGTAGCAGTCGTGGGACAAATTCTGCTGGCACTGTGTAGCCACCTGTGGCGCCACTGTCACCTGACATAGCGACCTTTTCATTTTCACCTTCCCAACTGCTAAAGTGCGAGTTGTAGGTCTCTGATAATCGCTTTTGATCATTGCGACGCACGCATAGGAGCCAATCGCCGAAGTTCTTTTTGGTGTCTCCGTTACCGTTCTCGCCGAATATGGCTGGTGTAGCGTTTTTCCGGGATTTACTTTGATCGCTTGCGAACTGCTGTAATGCATTATCTAAAGTCTTGTTAAAGACTTCAGTCATGCTATTGAAAGACTTTTCAAAATTTTGCGTGATAATATCTTGAATTGGATTACCCGACAAGGCTTTTGCTTTGCCAGATTCGATAAGCGTTTTCGCATCTGCTTCCGAGACATCTATTCTTTCACCTTTCGGTTGTCCTAGATAATTCTCGATGAGTTCAATAAACATTGTTACGAGACTCCGTAAGAGTTAAGGGTTTTATTTACGTGTCTCATGTCTCGATCACTTTTATATGTATCCGGCTCAGATATCCGGCTTAATATAACTTATGTCAAGCTTAGAAAAGTGCCGGTCTCTCCCGACTGTCAATCCTGTTTTATTACTCACACGGATATAGTAATAAGGCAGAATAGCTATGCTATATAACCGCGAATTCCTCCCAATAGGTGTAAGAAGCTTATAACGGACACTAAGTCTTACTCCTGCCAGGTCGAACTGGACTTACTCTCTGCTTAATGTCAGCTACAAGCAAGCACTGGAACTAGGATTTGAACCTAGATCTCCCCATCTGTCGAGAGGCGTGTTGCCGTTACACCATTCCAATATTGACTAGTCTGCCGACCTGCAATCGACAAACTAGTCGAGGTTTCTAACCTATTCGGTCGAAATCTGAAAGTCAGCGTATTTTACACTTTTCCAGTGTGCTTGTTCAATCCTGACATAATGATTTCTTGACTAATTTTTTCAAAGTCGATGTGATCGAATTGGCGTTTTATGTGGTCTTCAATTGTCTCAAGTCGCACAAATGGGATCGTAGGTCCGACTTTCTTGCTATTATTTTTAACGTCTATATTCAGGCATTTTTCAATAATTTTCGAATAATTTTTGTCTGCTTGTCCAATTTCTTCTACTATCGCTTCTTGTTGGGCTGGGATATACACAAGGCTATATTCAATCAATATCCATTCCTCAATTATGCGCCATACCGTAGCTAGATCCGGATTGCGGCGTATCTCGTCGTCTGTAGGACGTCTCGATTTGGTCGGTATAAATCCGATTGACTTTCCATTTAAGAGGCCTGATTGAACAAGTCTGAATGCATCGTCAGGGATCCAATCACCTTCGTAATCTTTTGGTTTGTCTGGATAAACTGTCTTAGCTTTGATGCCGACTCGCTTACCATCTTTTACGACTTTTCTCCAGAGGCTTCTTCCGGCTGGGGGGCTCCATTTTGAGTGCATAATTGGGACAACGGGATTCATCCTGAAGTGTTCGTCATTCATTCCTTTTGAGATGACTATTTCTTTGTCGCGATCGACAGCTTCGGTGCTTATCCATGACACATCTGAACGCTCGCCGGTTTCGCTGATCGCTTCCTTTATGGTTATCCGTCCGGGCTCGTGTAAGTCATCCTTTGGGATAGACTTGATTAAATCGTCTAATTGGTGCGCTTGCTTTTCGGTACATGGCTCACCTAATGGACCCTCGACTATTCCGTAATGCTCTTTTAACCAACTCATAATATTACCCACTTACGTTTTGTGTTTGTGTTGCTGTGTTGCCGTTACTTTGCTGTGTTGTCGCTTCAATCCGTTGGGTTGAATATGGCTCATCTCCCCACTTAACCGGTGGGAGTCCTCTGTCTGATCTTACTTCGTTCACTGTCCGGACGCCTAATGTAAGATCTTGTCTTTCTTTCGCCATCTGTATTTGCGTGTTGTCTGGCCGCGGATCATCGCTTGCTACAAATAAACGTCCTGATGGATCATACATCGGGATAAGACGCTCATTTATCTTTTCGTCTCGTCTTTGGAGGCGTGGGTAAATTGTCTTAGTCGCATGCTGTCTCTCAGCGGCGCTTAAGTTGGCCAGATTGGTTGAGGTTGTCAGGAATGGGAGGGGCACCCCGAATGAATTAGCGATGTCTGCCTGTGTTGCTCCAGCTTCAGCAAGTGCAGCAATATCGCCAAGGGAATGTTGAACGATGTCGACGTTTAGACTTGCGTCCGCGACAAGTAACTTCCCGTTGTTCCCCTGCCTGAATCTTTGGAGCCATTGAATTTCTAATCTGCGACGTTCTTCCTCGCTTATTACCTCTTGCGGGGATATGATCACCCCGGGCATGGCGTGGTTGTCCCAGATGCTCCGTTTGTAGGCTAGATACATTGACGAGAGGGCAATACTCTCGAATGCGGCGCGCAGTGGTGATAGTCCACTTGTGTAGGGATTCTTGGGATCCGGGTAACGAAAGTGAATTACCTCGCTTGGGTCTAATCTCTGAGTAGTGTTACCGGTTCGGACCTCGTACCAATCGACTACGTTATTGCTTGACTGCTCTTTGTGTGGTCTTACATTGTGACTTGGTAGCGGCCATATTGTTTCGGGAGTGTTGAAACTGCCAAATTGAATATGCCAATAGCTGTTTCCGTTGACCTCTTGATAAAGCGTTGTTAACTCCCATAGATCATAGGCATTGTGAACAGGGTTAACCTGGCGCAAGAGCGTTAAGAGTGGATGCTCTAATACTTCCTCAATCTCTTCCGCTGCCTTGATCTGGTAGCGATCTTTTAATGTGTTCTTTAATTGCTTCTCAACTCTTTTAGTTAGGCACTTAGGCTCTGTTTGGTCTTTAGAAGTTGAGACAAAAAGTTTAGGTGGATGACTTGCGCATGTCGCACTGTTGATGGTTGCGCAAGTGAAAGCAACGTTTTTTAACTCGTTGATTAATTCGGATTGAGATGGCGGTCGCAGTCTATTGAAATGGTCAATAAATGCGCTTTGTTGGGATTGTCCTTCAAAACTGGTTTTTGTAGGTTGGATCCAGTCGCCAATTCTCTTCAATGTGTTAGCTATAAATTGACGCATCTATTTAATTAAACGTATGCCAAAGGGCTTCATCATGGATCATATCACTTGGCGTTGTGTTAGCTCCATATAAGGCTTCTACAGTTTCATTAACTTTAATCGGTTCTGGGTCTTCGATATCGTGAAGTCTATTTAATTTAAGGTATTCTCTAACGAAAGATGTATCAATACGAGATACAAGATAACGTAACGCATCCAAAGCGTGGTTATTGTCGTCGATTGGGTTTTCCTTGCTTCTTCTATTTTCTTCGTCTTGTGTCGGCCACCGATAAAGGCTGGCTTCATGCAATAGATTAGGGCAGTTTCTTCCAACGACTTTCAGGCGTCCTGTTTGTATCCTTGCCTTTACTGCAGCTATTCCTGCTTTGATTGAATTGTTCCCGGTTTTGATTACATAACCGGCTTTTCTAAGTTGTGCCCTCTCTTCCGCTCCTGCAGGATCAGCGTACCAACACACTTGTTTAGGAATGTTCGGCGCGTGTTCCTGTATTGTCCTTTCTCTTTGGTAATATTCGTTCGTGATGAATAAGACTCCAGACTTGTCGAGAAATCCCCATACTGCTGCAAAAGGATTACGAAAACCGAAGTCAATTCCACCACAGATAGTTGAACCTGGCACTAACACGGGGTCAAAATCGCATCGCGTGTCTTCGCGGAATCCTGTATATACGAGTCCTTCGAGAGACTCGAACGAGCAATAATATTCCTGATCTACCCAAGACTGTCCGCATCTCCGTAATTCTTCGCTTAGGAATTCTGCGCTAATTCTTGGGTTGTCTGTCGCTGTTATCTTGACACGCTGCCAATCGTCGTCATTACTCGACCATTCTTGGAAATACCATCCACGCTGGCCGAATGGCGTACTTAGCGCGATAAGACGTCCTTGAGAGACTCCCAACATAGGCCTTACCGCACGGTATAAATCATCAGGGACACGAGCCGCTTCATCGATAAGTAATAGTGTGACACCTTGGAAGCTCCGTATTGTTTCCTCTTTTCCGGGAAGACAGACTATTCTTGAGCCGTTCGATAACTCGAGTTGTGTTGCGCTTATTGCAGTTGCTTTTACAGATAGTCCTTTTAAGCTTTGATATCCCTGTTTTACATACCGGAATAGTTCTCCACTTTGCCTCTGGGATCGGGATAAAAGAAGACAAAGCGATTCAGGCTGAAACAGCGCAGTGTGCAAAGCTATTGCAGAGCATGTTCTTGATTTGCCGGCGCCGCGCGAGCAATTAAGGAGTAGCCTTTTGTGGTTGCTGCGCAACACTTCGACTTGCCATGGATCTGGATCCATTCCTTGGGCGCGTAGGATCTCCGATGGATCTAGTCCTAGTTTTATTTGGTTCATTAGTGGGCACCTCGTCGCAGGCGTTGTATTACATTGTTGCGTGATGCTATTGAAAATGTTTCGAGTGTTTCAATCAGTGAATTGAACTCGTTGAAGCTTAGAGCGCCTTTGGCCTCGTTGCATTCTTTGCAACAGATGCACAGATTGCTAAATCCAAAATCACCACCTCGGCTTGTAGGCATTTTGTGATCTATACTTAAAGATGCGTCAGATAACCCTTTTCCACAATAACAACAGTAATTCCATTTTTCGAGATTATAAACCAGCCATTCATACAACTCTGTTCTACTAAACGCTAATTTTTTATGTAGCTTTTTTGCCCTTGTTTTATGAGAGTTTATCCAGTTCTGACTGCGGCGCCACAGTATCTTATTTTTTGGTTTGGTTGTGTTCATTCGGACATATTAACATTTTTGTGATGTTATCCGAATACTGACATAATAAATGTAACTCTATGTCACTATGTAACTTTGAGGCTTAACATGTTGATGTATCTATAGATATGTCATTCTTTAAATGTCACTTTGAGTGACATAGTGACATTTTGGCTTAAGACTGCCAAGGAGAGACTGCCAGGGGGTGATCATCTGTGGATAGGGGTGATCCCGTACGTCCTCGCTTATTGCCAAGGATAGCGTGCGTGGCCTAACTATAACGTCGGGACCTTAAGTTAGGAATTGCGCGTCTATATATGTAATACGTTAGATGTGCGTTCCGGATGACATATAAACATAATTTTTATTATCTGACATGATTATGCAATCCGGGTAGGGTAATCTATAGGGGTACTATACACACCTTCATAGGTTGGGCTAAAATGTAACTTTGTGTTACATTTTATAATTGTCATAAGTCATTATTTATTAACTACTTATGACACATAGTTACATAGTTACATAGAGTGACATTAGGGACAACTGTAGACTCCACTTCTACAGATTAGCAGTCCTTGCTCGTACATTCGCCTTAGAAGCTGTCTTGTAGCGCCATGGGTTTTATTCAACGACTCGGCGACCTGTAAAGGCGTCATTCCTTTGCCGTGGTTTCGTAATAGGTCGATAACTTCTCTCTGAGAACTCGTAAATTGTTCTTGCTCAGTCCCTAAAACGGACCATTGACAAGATATCTTATCAAACTTCACGGTTAACTCTTGTTCCTCGACGTCACGACCTGTAACGTTTAGATCGCCTATTTCTTCGTTTCTTGGACGCTTTAAAATTAATCCTACGTCTGCGGCGCCAAGTATTCCTTGTGTTCCCGAAACAAGGTCAAAGGTATCGTGAGACTCTCCCTTTTTTGTATGATGGATTACGACACCCGCGACGTTGAATTTATCGACAACTTGTTTTAGTCGGTTGATTGTCGCGTAATCCTGATCGTATACGGACCCGCCCTTTGGTCTTTCTCCTCGAAATGCCGCAAGTGTATCTATTACGATCATTCTGCAATTAGGTTTAGATTGCAACCATTCCTCCAGTAGCTTTAATCCACCTTCTTTGAGGCTCGGCCATTCTGTCGCCAAGTAAAGTGTTTCTGGTATTTCCTCTTTTAATAATATCGATAGCCTTGTTTGGAGTCTCCGGGGCCCATCCTCCAAAGCTAGATATAGGACCTCTCCTTTTTCACATTGGTAACTTTCAAGACAAGAGGTTCCTGTTGCGACAGCCTCTGCAATCTGAAAGATCATCCAAGACTTTCCGATTTTCGGCTTTCCGCAAAATACTGTCATACCTTCTGGAATAAGTTCAGGCACAGCCCACCGGATCGGCGGGAATTCTGTCTCCATTAACGTTGTAGCTTGGATGATCTTAGGAGTTTTTTTAATCGGTGTGTGTATAGTTTTGGTGGGTTTTTCTTTTTGATCCTTGATGAGATACCCGAGTTCGTGTTGCGTGGTTTTGCGTGCTTCGGCGATCTTCCTCTTCAATTCTTTTTCCGACCACGGCGGCTTGCATAACTCATTCCACTTTTGCAGTATGTCGTAAGCTTCATCATCCGTTAAGTTAAACCCTATCGTTATAGCATTGCAGACTTTTAGAGTGTGGTTGTGTCCGCCCGATCCACTTATAGCAGGCTCACAAGCTTTGGCGTATTCCATGGCTCGCGTCACGTTCTCGCGTTGGTTTTGAGACCCAACCCCCTGGCTGTCTTGACTGGCCGTCCCATACCTTGAAGGTTTTTTGACTAAATAATCAATAATCCATTCTGGACAATTAGAAATGCTTCTTTCGTGTGGTGCGTGTCCGTTCAACCATTTATATCCTGGTGATGGCGGGGCTACCGTCTGTGATCCGTCAGACAAGAATCTTAATTCCTCATGATTTTCGTAATTAATAACGGTTATTGGTAAATGCAAACCTTTGTCGACCTGGAATAATAAGCGAAGCCCTCCAGACTGCGTAACAAATGCCAATGTTTCTGGAATGATCTCTTTATATAAATCGGCTAATCCATTTAATGCATGTAGTCCTAACTCTCCATCTATATCTATCCCTATTAGTCCGGACACTTCGCCCATTACGATTCCTACATTTCCTGTTGGGCAAGACTGCCAGATTCTCGAAATTTCTTCCTGTGTTGCTATTTGTTTCTGATACTTAGACCATTTGAACAATGGCCTTTTTCCTGGTCGCGTACATTCTGACTTGTGTTTGTCACTTACGTTAGAGTGATCAGGGCTACAAAGGTGTATTGCAGACCATCCCCGCTCAATATAGCTTATCGCTGCATTTAATGTAGGATTCATGATTTATATTTGAACTTGGAAAAATGGAGTTTTACAATTTACTACGCTGTATGCAAATTTGGTTTCTGCTTGGTTTATCGTTGCAAATTTTTTCCGATAAACATATTTAGCGACTGCGATAGTTGAGTTCTTTACATGGGCAACTTCTTTTATTAGCTCTAGTGTTAAATGCGAATGATGACTAAAACGCAAACTTTTCCAATAGTGGCACCAACACCAAAACGAGGTACTTGTTATAGTCTCTGCGTTTAAGCTCACGTCTTGAATCACCTTATCAGGGTATTTTTTATGTTCGACTTGCAGTTTTTGGCCGTTGCTTAATGTCGATTCTCCCTGTTCTTCTAACCAATCAGCGAATATTAGACGTGTATCCCAATCATCCGGAGCAAGCTCCAGTTCTTTGTAGAATTGTTTGTATGTTGGGTTATCACTGATCATTATAACTTTCATCATTGACCTCGATTAACCATTGTTTAAGTCGTTCAAAATTCCTTTTGTTTTTGCTCCACCATGTGGAATCAATTGAGTTTGCACCTATCGAACGTGCCCATTTTAATTTTTTATAACTACCAACTCTTCCTATGTGTATCCACTTACTATACCAAGCTGCTTGGTAGGCAAACCTTAATACGTGCTTTTTTCTCCATTCGTCCGTTGCACCAAGGAAAACTGCATCAATATCGTTCCAAGGTATTTTTATCTTCTCTTGTCCGTCCTGAATCACCCAAGCAATTGGATAGCCTAATTTTTTAACTTGGTCGATCCATTGTATTGAACGCTCGTGTGTTTCTTTGGCGTTGCCCGGGATATCTGGAAGCGTACAAAATAAACAATTTTGTCTTCCTTCGTGTCGCCTTAGTAAAGTTATGTATTTTCGAGCTGACCAATGGAAAGCACCGCAATCAATGGCCCAAGGTAGAGATAGAGAAGCCGGAGGAGATCCCCCCGGCGTTACAAGAGATCCTATATATTTTGGCGTCTCTTCTCTGATCTTTTTATTTACACCATTTACAAGAGCTATCACTTTAAAGCGTTTCTCCTGATCCCGAAATTTTCTTTACAGACTTCTATGCAATCTTCATCATTAAATAACGATATTCTTAACTCTGCTCTTGCAGCCATGCAAGCTAATTGCATTTCTGAATATTTTGGGTAGGGACAGGGCAATCTAGGGTCTAGTTTATATTCTGGCAAAGTCTTAACTTCAATTTCTTTTAGCTCGCATGCTTTATACATTTTTCTAACCTCCTTGTCTCTGTAGCACTTGTGACAAATCCCTCTTGCCTTAATACACTTTTGGTTTCTGCAATGTTTGCACTTATATTTTCGGATGTATTTATTGTTTGGTTTTCTTGCTTTCATAATGCTTTTAGTTGAGTTAATATAGTCATCGCATAATCAAGTTCTGAAGACATAGAGTTTCTGATTTCTGACGTTATCTGTGGGTTGTCCATACAGTTTCTGTACAACATCCAAAGTGCTTTAGCTGTTTCGGGTGCTGATTGGACTATCTGTGCTGTTGTGTCGTTTTCAGTGTCTAGCACCTCAGCAATTTCCTTTCCCTCGATCGTAACTATTATTGGCTCTCCAGGAGCCCTAAACCATACATCGTCGATACTCATTTTATTTCCTTTCTCGAATCCCCGTCATTAATGATGGGGATTCGATAACAAATTTTATACGATCATAGATGATAGAGACTGATTCATCTTTGATCGCCAGTATTCTGGAAAGTCTTCATGTTTTATAATGGCCGTTCGTCCATCTTTATGAAGGATGTAAAGAAAATTTTCCGGGTCTGGAATATCAAACTGTTCTGATACTTCCGATAGTTCTCTTACTTTTATTATTGGGTTGTTATCCATTAGAACGGTATCTCCTCTCCATCTTCGGGTGTAAGGTTGACTGGTACATCTTCTTCGATTGCTTTGGGCTTGTCTGTTGGCTTTTTAGCTTTTGTCTTGGTCTGATCTGATTGCACCCATTTAAGGGCAGACTTGAATTTTGCGTCTAAGGATCGCCGATCTTTTTTATTCATCGATGTTAGAGATTGTGATCGCGGAACATTAATTGACCATTTTTCGCGTTCCATGCCCTCTTGGTTTTCTTCATGCTTGCAGTATAGCGTTATCTCTCGGCCTTCAATTCCGTCGAAGTCTTGAAATGATTTTCCTGACCATCCAATATGCTTCAACACTTTCAATACCCATCCTATGTTGTCACTGTCACCTATTGTTTGATCTGTAACTGGAAGGTATACAGTACGGCTATCAAAAACGTAACTGTTTCCCTCCTCTGTGATTTGTGCTGAAAGCTCGACATATACCTCGATTTGTGGTGTTCCTGTCGAAGCCTCGCCTAAATCGACACCGATAATCATTCCTTTGTAAGTTCCTTGATTAAGCACTTTTTAAAACCTCCCGATTGCCTCTTTGAATATGGTGTAACTCGATTCGGTAACCTTTTGTTGATCTTCTGTTGTCTTTTTTTTCCAAAAGAGTTTTATCAATTTCAGCTAATTCTTTTGATTCATAGATT